GCAACCAAGGTCAACTAAGGTGCCAACACTTTCCATAAAGTCATCGTATTCAAACAATGTGTTCAGCGTTTGCAGGCTGTGTTGGTGACTTTCGTCAGTATTCCTAAATGTCATAGTTGTATATCTTCCATTCCGGCTGCTCTGAGTCTAACTACGTGCCCTAGCATAAAGTTTTTACTTTCCATTGCTTTCATAATTCCTAAAAATCGATTTCGTAAAAATGCCACTTCGTTAATTATTGTTTCAAAATCAATCACTTCGTCTTCACCATCTACGTACTTTTCAGCATCTCGGCTGGTCAAGGCCCGAGCGTAACCTTCAAGATACTTTTGAAAATGTTTACGACGAATCTTTCGTAATTGAATATTCAAATAATTCAGCACCGCTTCTATTTCTTGCAGTTGATTAAAACGATGTTCAGTCATGCCAGGTAGTGCAGTTATATTCCGTTCAACTATTCCACCAATGGCACAATCGCGTCGTGCAGAAGCAAGCTCATTTTCGTAATGAGCAATAAAATCTGGGATTTCTCCCAGATTGGCAGTGACACGATTATACCACATATGTTGTGTTATTAGTCTTCGTATTCAGAATCTAAATCATCATCGTCAAACTCTTCTTCTTCGGGTTCATCGTCAAGATCACGGATATACGCAGCCAGTGCTGTTTTAACATCCGTGTCGCCTTTGAACGCAACACGAATATCGTCGGGGTCACAATCATTATCAACCAGCACAGATACTAACACTTCTGCGGCTTCATTCCGATCGACGGTATTAACATATCGTTTAAGTTCGTTCCAAATTTCACTTGCTAAGTCTACTGTCATTTTATTCCTCCGTAGTAGTTGTGTCATCTAACACTGTTTTTTCTTCTTTCTGGTTGGCAAAGTCTGCCATAAGTTTATCTAAACAGCCATTTTCGTTTGCTTCCCATCTTTTACGAAACTGTTTGATTACTTCGCCATCGCTTGTGGTGAATACCAAACTGTTGCCTTCTTTCTTGAGAATGTTTTTCTTTTCTGCCAGGTCAACCAGACCTGAATGCGGACTCATACCAGTGGCGTAAGGAATCTTAACCTGCATGCCTTCAAATGGCTTAGCATAGCGTGTCTTCATCACTTTACAACCAGCACGGATACCATTGACTTCGCTTACCTTGTTGCCGTCCTCGTCTTCCTTGAGTTTCATCTTCTTCATGGCAACAACAATACTGCTTGCATAGATGAAACCTTGGCCTCCGGAGATCTTGTCGTCGGGATCAAACATGTCTTGACTGGCATAGGTATGATTGGTTGCAACTAGTCCAACATTGTGGCTGCCAAACATGTTTACACAGTTACGAACCAAAGATGTCAGCGCCTTGGGCTTGCGACCCATGTCACCTTTCATGTCACCTGCTTCAAACTGGTTAACGTCTGTGGGAGTCAGCAACATGCCCAGCGAGTCGATGACCCACAGCACCTTCATGCGTTCTTCATCAGGCAGTGCTTTGTAATCAATCATGAATGTAGAAATTGCTTTGGCCACATCGTCAATCATGCTCATGTTGAGTTTGAGCAATTTGGACGGATCGGTGTCGACGCCAAGAGCATGTAGCCACGATTCGTCTAGTGCGTTTTCTGTGTCAACCAAGATCACAAAGATGCCTTGATCTTGTGCATTTTTTACAATGTTACCAGAACAGATGTAACTTTTGCCAGCGCCCGATTCGCCTGCGAACACTGTTACCTTGCCCAGGGGAATTCCTTTGTTAAAGTCTCCCGAGATAAGATAATTCAATGCATAGTTGCCGGTACCAATCCAGTCAGTGGGATCGTTGAATCCAATACTGAGGCCTTGGATGCTTTTAGTAATGTCCTTGCGGAACTTTGATATGTCAAATGGTTTTGCCATAGTTTGCCTTTTTAATGTTTAACAATTTTTACTCGATTGTTGTCTCGAGAATTACGATATAAAATTTTTCTATAATCAAATAATTTATTTTCTATATCAACTACATTTGCAATTGGTATTTGTTCTGCTACTAATTTAACTCCCATTTTCTCTGCCCACCGAGCGGATTCTGTACTAAAAGGAATAGTTTCAGGCATTGACAAATTTAATTGAAATGCAAATTCTAAGTTTTCATAATTGTAGTGATCAGGACATTTCAGTTCTGTGTCAAAAAATCTAAACTTATTATAATACTGACGACCGACATATGTATACCCAAAAGAAAAATTTACTATGTCATTGTTAGTAATCATAGTGTCTTGGTAAGGATTGTTAAATACTTCCCATTTTTCATCGGCTTTAAATTCTAAGTGATTGAAACTATGCTCCAATCGGTGTATGCCCATATTCACTTCTCTAAAAGGATACAGATATCCTAGTTTTTCTAATGCCGGAGAAGTGTTAATAATTCTAATTTCGTCAGGATATAATTCGTGTAGCTTTACACCAATTTTAGATTGGCGCATATTTGCGCTGAATCGAAGTGTGTCAATATTAACGTCATGATAATGAGAAAACACCCAGTCAGAATGTTCTTTGTTAAGAAACTCCTGGTCCAGATAATTTTCCAAATCAGTGTGTTGATTAAATGATTGTCCTATTAACTCATACAAAATTTCATTTGTCTTTGATATTGCCCAGTGCAGATGTGTTAACTTTTGATCTACATTTTTGTAAAGTTCCTGATCGTTAGAAAACATATTTTGTGATTTTTTATTTGCTTGATCTATAAAAAATTCAAAAAGTTCGTAGTTATACTTAACCTCAAAGGGCAGAGTATCGCCAGAGTTATCAAATACCAAAGAAAATTTCATATATGTAATGTTTAGCCCAGGTGTTGCCGCCCAGGCTAATTTTCAATTACTTCTGTTGACGTGCCCGAATCATGGCCAAAATGTCTTCGGCTTTCTGGGTAGGTGCTGTGGTAGCAGGTGCCGAAACTGGTGCTGTTGCTACAGGTGGCTCGTCATCGTCAAAGTCTGACACCGGTGCAGGAGCGGCCTTTGGAACAGCAACACTGGCTGGTGCCGATTCGGAACCGCCTGCTGGTGCAGATACACCTGCTGGACGGAAGTAAGAACCCCAACGCTCTGTGTCATATGCTTGACCGTCCACCGATGCTTCAAACATTTCTTTCATGACTTTCACGGCCGCTTCATCTGGCTTCTTGGGCAAAAATGTGCTGAGATCAAACAGGCCGTGTGCATCCACTGCTGCCTGTTCTACTTCTGACAGTGCAGACTCTTTACGTGCCCACTTGCTGGTGTTGTAGTCAGCAAAGCCGCCTTTTTGCGTTTTTGTGATACGGAAGTCCAGACCACGTAAGGTGTCTGTTGGGGTTTCTTCCAGTTCTGGATCCATTAACGCACCTTTGATAATGGTGAACAACTGAGGACCAATGATGAATCGACGGATGGGATTCTCGGGAGTCTTGTCATCTGCCAGGGGATTCTCGCGAACAAAACCTTGGAAAATGTAACTGCGTTTTTTCCAGTACTTGCGACCCATGTCTTCTAGACTCTTGTCCTTGAACCATGTGCGTACTTCTGTTAGGATTGGACAAGTCTCTTGCCACATTTCCATACAAGGAACTTGTACGTAAACCTGTTTTGATTCCATCTCTCCTTTGACGCCATTGAATGGCAAACGAATCATTGCTCGTTCTTGCCAAAAGAATGTGTTCTTTGTGTTACCGTCTGGGAGGAATCGTAGTGTAGTGGATGCGCCTTCTTCCATGTTCCAGTGTGGATAAATTGCATTATCGCCACCAGTGGATGATCCACCTTTGTTGTTGCCTTCTGAGGCTGCGAGACGTGCTCGGATTTCTGCTAATGATGCCATTTTAAGTTGCCTTTCTAAGTGTTATAAAATGTTTTTTTAAGTTGCCTGTGATGCTAATAAAAAAGCGTGTCACACAAGTAGTGTACACGCTTTTAGTGTTAGCGTCAATGATATTTATGACGCATTTGCTCTAATGACTATTTTATGATCTAATCATTCCGGACAGTTGACGCAACCGGTGTAGCACATCTTCTTCTACGTCATCGAACTTTTGAAGTTTACCAGAGTGTCCGTATTGGCCTTGTAATGCTGTGGTTTCTTCTAATGGTGGGTTACCGGTTGTTACTGCAACCTCTTCGCCCATGCTGGCCAACGATTGTTCAACTTGTTTGACCCAGCCACTAACATCACTGCTGCCAATTTCCTCAACGTCGCCTACAAAGTCTGCAACTTCGTCAATGGCAGCTGTTACTTTTTCAGGACCATATTTGCTTAGTAAGTCTGCACGTTGCATTAAAATTCTGCGTGTAATAGCACTGGCTGCTGGACTGTCTTCCATGCCTTCGGTCATATCTGTCCCGGAATGACTCATTCCCGAAAGTTCTTGCAAACGAGCTATTGTATCCTGCTCGCCTTCTGACAAGGCATATTCTAATTCAGATGTGTCTATGTACCCATCAATGACAGACTGTATCAATTCATCACGGTCTGCGGCTGGCTCAACTTTGGCAATGTATTCATCAATTAAATCCAATGTGTCCGGATGCAGTCGGTCATTGGTGCCTTCGTCAAATGCATCCTGTGTGGCACTGCCTAGTTTGGCACCTGTCATTGCACCACCCGGACTCTTTGTTAGTGCGGCGCCGGCGGCACCTCCAAGGACTGCTCCGAGCATGCCATCTTGTAACAACTCGTTATTCATTCCGCCATCAACTGAATATTCTTCATCATCTTGTTCGGCGACAGGAGCAGGTGGTGCTTCTGGAGCCACTGTTGATGGGGCCAACTGTTCTGATTTAAGTGCGTCTAATACAGTATCAAAATCATCAAATCCTTTACTGGCCATATCGGTGATACGTGCAATAACCAAACTACGACAGTCAGCATCGGGATCTTGTTCGGCTAGGTCTTGCAGTTGATCAAACAAGATGTCGTCGCCGACCAAACTGTACAACTGTTCTGTTGCATTGGTTGCATCTGCACCAACTGGCAACTCTTGTGACAACAGTGCAATGAGTTCTTGCTGTTGTTCCGGGGTGTTGGGTGTTGCCCATGTACCTTCTAATAGGTTGTTGGCCCAGGTTTCAAATATGTTTGCTTCTTTCATTGCAGTTCCTTGTTGTTGTATGCGGGCCAAGATAGGCAAGGCCTGTTCAATTCGCGAATCAATTGTTTCTTGAACAAATAGTGTTTTAATATCTTCAATGATCACATCTTGCTCTGTAATATCAGCAGGATTCCAAGATTCAAAGTAGGTGTTGTAGCCACGTGCAGAAGACAGACCTTTGAGAGTCCGGCTCATTGTGGCATGGTACACATTGGTTTCGGTTACCAAATTGGCAGTGTCGCCTTCGAACACTCGACCGTGGCTGGCTCTGCGGAAACGACTCAGCACATTGAGTTCTTCAACCATGTTGGCTATGTGCTGTCCACGCATATCGTAGGGTCGGCCGCCTTGTCGTACATGTTCTACCATGGCACGACCACCTGCTAGATTACGGAATGGCAACTTGTAACGCTCGCCTTCGGCTGTTTCTAAGAACAAACTTTCAACTTGACGGAACCGCGCTTCGTTTACGCCCATTGGGCGCTTGTGACGTATCATTAGTCGCACAGAGTCAGGACCACCATTCCAACTCACATTCTTTGTGCCGTTCCACGATTCAAACAGGCCTTCTTTGAGAGCAGCCTGACCTTGCATACTGTACTTGAGTCTGTTGATATTTTGACTGCCAAATGTCATGAAATTCTTTGTGGCAAAGTTCTTAAGTTGGTGCTGGAACTCGTACCATTCTGTTTTGTCTTCGCTGTCCATACCACGGCCCACATTGTCACCACTGAACAATTCTAAATTTTTATCATCTCCCAGCATAACAACCACTGTGCCGTGGTTTGTGCCGCCTGAACTGACAAATTCAAAACTGTAGATTTCAGCATCTTCTGCTGTGGGTGCGGCTTTACCAGTGCTATCTAGCATTTCTGGGTCGAAGCCACGTGTGACCAATAGGTCAAAAAGTTGTTGTCCGGGAGTATTCTGTGCCATAGTGTTCTATTTATCTGAGTTTGGTATTAACGTAATGTGGCAAAAAACGGCATGGGCTCTATCATTGTATCGCCAAAATCACGCATTTGCGAGTCCATTTCTGTGTGATAGTTCTGTAGCAATTGCATCATGCGTATGGCCAACAGTGTGCCCATGACCAAGTCATCTGTTTCCCCAGGTTTGGCAGCGTAACTTGTTCCGTGTGCCACAAACGTTTTGAGTTCCGAGACCAATGGAGCACTGTTGACGGTCATCTTTTTGCTTTCCACTAGAATTTTCAACTTGCTACAGGCCGACAATTTGCTTTTGTTTGTGGTGTTAAAGCCTTTTCTAATTCTGCGACTGCCGCCGGCCACAGAGTTGTCACTTAGGAAATAACCTTCTATGTTTTCTTCGCCAAATTCAGCAATTGAAATCAATGCGGCTTCGCCAATGGTGTTGTTTTCTACCGAGTAGTAGATGCTCTTGGGATCTTTAACTGTTTCGTTGATATGCTTACACACGTCAGATAAGATACGTATCTGTGCCGGAATGGTTGTTCGATTATGTCGCCATTCTGCCACTTGTATGGTTGTGTTGGCTTCGAATACCTGGATGGCAGCAGGGTCGCCACCGGTGCCTAAACTTGGATCCAACGCCACTACATACAGTTTGCCGGCCTCAGGCTTTTTGTACCAACGTACTTGTCCTGTTCTATACAAGGGCTCTTGTTGCCCTGACAGCTCAACAAGTATAGCAGGAGCAATAAGTGTTTCATCATTGATAATAAACTCACAGCCAATCTCTCGACGGAAACGATCTGTTCCTAACTGTGCTTCCATGTTTGCACCCCAGGCCGCATCACGGTCTGGGTGCTCTTGCCAAAAACTGCGGAATGCTTTGAATCCGTTGATGCCTAACGGGGTTGGGTTTCCATATTCATCTTCACACTTGTTGGCGCTTTTCCACAGCAGAGCAAACTGATCTTCGTCTGAGTTAGGAGTGCTGGTAATAATTGCCTTACCACCAGTTGCCAGTGTGGGGCTAATGGAAGTCCAAAACTCTTTGGCAATGGTGGGCCGAACAAAGGCAAATTCGTCAGCGTACAGCAGTGATATACTCATACCACGACCGGTCGTTTCTGTAGTTGTTGCTGATATGATACGGCTGCCGTTTTCAAAGTCTATGGAGCCTTTGTTGTAGCTAGTAACACCTGCTCTAATATGGTCTGGACACAGCTCATATGCAAAGCGTATGCGTTGCATGATTTCCTGAGCACCTGTGTACTTGTGTGCGGCAATAAGAATAGTGGAATCTGGCACAAACATTGCATACCATAGCAAGTAACCGGCCGCCGATGTAGACTTACCTGTTTGTCGAGGCATCATTGAGATAGAGAATCGAAAGTTGTGATACACATCAATCAATCGTTCCTGGTACTCAAACGCATGATACAACATTTTGCCCTGTGTGGGGTGTTGTATATAGAAGAAATGGTCTAAGAAGTATGCAGGTCCTGTCACAGGGTCTGCACAGTCCATAAACTCTGTTATTTCTGTCTCAGTGAATGCTTGCCGACGGTGCGGGGCTTTGATCAGTACGCCTTCTAAACTTTTAGCCATGCAGATCCCTTAGTATTTTTTCAACAAACATGTTGTGTGTTTTAGTACCACTGTGCATGTTGTCGCGGGCAACATTTGTTGGATCGTGTGCTAACCGTCCCGGCATTTCTTTATCTTGCAAGTAACACATGAATTTAATATTTAATTTTTTGCATATCATTTCAATTGCCAATATGTTTTTAATCCGGTTAAGTTCCGAATTTGAATCATTTGCAAACCAGTGTTTAAGATAGGTATCGTTGGATATATTGTCGTGTGGAGTAATAATTAAATGATCAGTATCGCCTGTGGTTAACTCTAGTCGATACGATGGTGCCAACATAACCACCATATCCGGGCGTAGTTCTGGGATCCAGTACCGAGCCATCCTGAACAACGTGTCACAGGACCAACCACCATGTGCTATATTGTGGACATGTAATCCCAATTTATCTCCAAGTATGTAGGGCCATGTTTCGTTCTCACGAAGTCCTATACCGACGGTAAAACTGCAACCCAATGTTACCATATTTTTAATTGAAGAATTAAAATCTTTACCCCGAAATCCGTGACTGTTTATATCATAGGTTATTGGCAGATCAGTGGTCCATCCGTTTGCCTGAGCAATGGCAACAAACTCTGGATCTTTTATATTTTGATCGTACCTGATTTTTGAATCGGTGGGCATCCACTCTAAAGACTGGCCTGCATACAATTGTTCGTTATGCCAGGGCAGATCTATTACAACATCAGACATATAAACCTTTTATCATTACAAACTTAAATGTTTTAATATCTCAAAACGGGGGTGTTTGTATATGCAGTTACACAATTTTTCAGCCACCTTTGTATGATTAGTGGGACCCGAATGATCCAAGTCACGTGACAGTCCAAGCACAGGATTTCTAAAATCTTCAACATCAATGACAAAAATAGGAATATCAAGCGTATGGCATAGATAACGTATTGCTAGTTCATTTCGCTGTTTGTCTGCAATGCTGTTAGCATCAGTGAACCACCAGTTTCGAAACACTGGTTGATTTGTTATTTCTTTCCACTGTGGGGACATAACGTTACTGACATTATCTTGATTTATTACTTCAAATCTTTCTTTGAATGTTGTTTGCAAAATTACAAATTTTGGTTTTACAATAGGTAACCAATACTGTGCAATTCTAAATATTAGTCCGTTTGATGCTCCCAGTACTCCAAAATTGTCAACTGATAGTTTTAATTCTTTTCCAATGTGGTGATGATATAGTTCGTTCTCAATCAGTCCAATGCCGGCGGTGAAGCTACATCCAAACACAGCAAACCCAGGGTTGTCGGTGTCAATTTCTCTTGACCTGAACCCTGCAGAGTTAAAGGTGTATTTTACATCGGCAAATCGACTGTGGTCCTCTAGCCATCCGTTTAATGCAAGCAAGGTTTTTGTATGCTTGTCTTTTAAATGTTTTTTATAGTTTTCTTCACTGTCGCTACTGCACCATTGTAGGGTTTCGCCAGCATATTGTTGTTGTACATGAGACGGTATAGTTTCAATCATTGGCTAACTCCGGCCATAGTATAGCAAACTGCCCGGCTTGGTCAGCATGATACTGTGTTTCAATTTCAGTGATATGTTGTTGAAACTTGTGTGTGATTCCGGGGCGTTCTTGTGTTATTGCACGATAAGTGGCCAAGGCAGTGTCAAAAAACATGCGTTCTGCATCAGTGGCAATGCCTAATGCATAAAATTTTTCAATTTCTGCGGCTGCTAACTTGGCCACCTCTGGTCCGTGCAAGAATGGATCTAAATAGTCAGGCTGAAATAAGTTCTGCCATAGCACAGTTACTCCTGCTTCTTCAGCAAACTCTCTCAGTTCGCAAATGCGTGTGGCATTATATATGTTGTACACTGCATGTATGCCACCCCAATGCCCTTGTGTTTTCATTAGATTTTTGACCAGGCCAAGATTGTGTTTGATTTCTTTCCATTCAGCACCATGTCGAACATATTCTAATCGTTTGCCAATATTGTCAAAGCTCATACTCCATCCAACTCGATTTCGTGTTGCTAGTTTTTGAAATATCTTATTGTTTTCAAGGTCCCCGGTCACATTGGTAATCAGTGTGACAATCGCATCTTTTGGTATCACATCCAGCAAGCGATTGTTCTCTGGTAATAACAACGGCTCGCCGCCCACCAATGCCACTTCGTGTATGTGTTCATGGTGTGCTTCAATAAAGTCACATACTTGTTCGTAGTAAGGACGAGAACCAGATTTAACAGGAATGCCTTTTAATGATGCCCACTTTGAACTGCAATATTCCATGCAGTAGTTACAACTTAAATTGCAAGTGGTGTTCCAGCGTATGTCTATAATAACAGGATAGTGATATTGTGAGCCTGCAGTGGCATAATCAAAGTTGGGATTTACATTGTTATGCCAATCACGTTCTGAGCGGCCACCATGTCGTTCTGCTTGCACACAGTTAGAGCAGTACCGGTGTGCCTTGCCTTGTGCAATAGTACCGCGAATTTCTTGCAGTAGATCTCCGTTGAGAATTTCAATGATGTTGTTGGTGTTCAAGTTGCCCAGCATGTTGGGATCACCTGCACAACAGGTTTTAACATCGCCACGTGGGTTTATATGAAGTCCGCGCCAGGGAGCGGCACAATGGAATTTATCGGTCATCCTGTATTTAACTGTGTTAGATTGGTGAGCAGTTAATTGGCAGGGGTGGAATTACACCGTTTCTGAATGGATGATCCAATACATGCAGTCCGTAAAAATTAGTAAGATTCCAGCAGTGGTGCTTTGATTCAAACTTTCTCAAGATATGTTGCGGATTAAATTCGTTAATGGCAAGTTCGGCACCGCACCAGGCATTCATGGTGATGTTAGTGTTGGCATCATCGACGTGTACTAAAACTGTGGGTAGGTAACGATCTGCTGGCATTTCAAAAATTTTCAAGGCTGACACTGTGCTAGAGTAAAGATCAACGTCCAGGCTCACAAAAGCTAATTTAGCATTTCCCCACTGTTGAACAAACTCAGGAACAGTTTGTTCAACATCGCCAAATATTACTCGACTATCGTTGCAACGACTGGCATATTCGCCAACCTGCCAAATTTCAGGATGATCACGATAGTCCCGAGCATTAGGTAGGCCATGGCCGGTGTCAAAGCCTGTAATTTCCACTTCAATTTGAAATTTAGCAGCAAATTCTGAAACGTACTTGTCCAGTGCTGTTATACCGCGGCCTGATGCCACACCAAATTCAATCACAGAGATTTTTTCATATCCACACAGTTTGGCTTGCCACAATGCCTGTACCAATTGTATGCCATAGTTAGGATGACTATGTTGACAGAGATTTTGCCTTATGTTCAAAACACATTGTCTAGCCAAAGATTCAATTTCTTGGCTCTGTGTGTTCATCAATTACACCAACTTGTTTTGGCCTCGCCGTAATATTCACGGGCAAACCCATTGGCAATCAACATGCCCCGCAGACTTTGTCCGTTCAACAGCACATCGCCCAGCACACGGCCGCCATATTTGTCCCAGTCCATCAGCACAATCTGCCGCTTCTGGCTGTTGGCAATGGCCTGCTTGGTAAATGCCGAGGCTGCTTCACCACGCTGGGCTTCGCTTGGGCACTGAGCACGGAAACCTTTTTCTGGAGTGTCCACACCGTACACACGAACACTGAGTTCTGGTTTCAGTGGAGCAGGCAACCAGGTGGCAGCAATGCCCACTGTGTCACCGTCAATCACCCGAGTAATCACAGCGTCATATACAACGCCTGGTTTTTGTTTGGGTTGTGCTAAGGCCAAGCAAGGCACAAGTGCTAAAAGAATTAAAAGTTTTTTCATATAGATATTTTTTAAGTGTAATACACAATTTCGCCAGTGGTGGGATTATAGGCCAATTGTAAAAAGCCTGCAGGCAATCCTGCACTACCGCCGTTGGTAATTCCAGCGGCAATTTGTGTCAACGCACCCGAGCTGTTGCCGATAAAGACCTGATCAGTAGTTTGATCAACTACCAGTTCGCCAGGCCTGGCATTGCCGTTGTAGTCTTCTATTGTGACTTGTGCGTTGTCTTTCATTACAGCACGACTAATGCCGGTAATGTCGTCGTATGGTGGTGGTGGATTGGCCATTTATCGTGGATATCCTTTGAATGCTGTTACAGGGCTAGTATGGTTTACTGAATCTGGTTCTAAACTGTTTGGTGTGCTTACTTGAACTTTTGTAGAAGGTAACCCGGACATTTTTAATGCTTGATCAATAATTGGTTCAACTGTTGAATTAAACCCGGCTACTACTGCTTCTTCTCCAAATGCCGCTTTGGGAGACCAAGCAGGCATGTTAGCTATCGGATCTTGTGTGCCAGCATCACTGCGAGCACGAGCCATTGCTACTCCAAATCGATATATTTGATAAGGGTCGCTGGACTGTACGCCTGGCAATACAAACACATGATTCATAGGATCTGCTTGCTCAGGAGGCAGTGTGGTTTGTTCTGTTATAAACTCACGGGCTCTCATCGTGGATACCCCTTGAATCCTTGCACAGGACTTTGTTTGTTGGTTGTTTCAAGTTCCTGACTGTTCATGTCACCGTGATTGAGATCTTTCCATACAGCACCTACTGCTTTGTAGGCTTGCTTCATCATTTGTTGTTCTTCATCTGTGTAAGGATGTGCTGAACGATCTTTGCCTATCCAACTCATGTCGTTGATGTCAATTGGGTCAGTAGATCCATCTGCACAAGCCGCTGCCATCATCACACGGTTGAGAGTATAGTTGCTATCAGTACGAGTTCCGTCCCAGAAAATATTAAGTCCACGGGTTGGCATTTGACGGCGATCGCCAATTTTACCTCGCGATTCGGTGACAAACTCACTGGCTCGCACGTTTATGCACCTGCGGCGTTGTACACACTTGATTGTGCAGATGTTGCTGTGCCTAAT